CAGGGAACCGGATGCGCAACCTTGCGTGCATCAGGCGCTCCCACATTGGTTCATTGAGGTACGCCCTCGACTTCCTTCCCAGTCCCACCAGCACAATCGGTCCCGCGGGGTCTGCGTCCTCTCGCAGCCGAAGCCCAGTAGCCTCCCAGCGTTCAGGATTCGGCGTAGTCAAGTCCATCCACTGCTGCGGGTGGTCACTGTCAATCGACATTCGCGTGTGCCCTACGATCTTCTTTCGGTCGAAGTACCCAAGGTCCCAGTGGAGAACTCGTCCACCGCGTGCAATCTGCGCATTGCGAGCCCTGTCATTCACCGCGGCACCGACACCGAACAGCACCAGCCAATCACTCTTTCCGCGGAACCGCGTCGTTTCTTCGACCTTGTCACCAGCATCTCGGGCTGCCTCTGCGAGCGCCAGCAGCATCGGTTCTCCGCTAGAGCTCGGCTTATGCGCCCTCAGAAATTCGACCGTAACCATTCGACATACGTTGCAGCGACCGAATCGATGGAAGGCGCCGCGGCGCGCAGGGTCTTGTTCGCTTGCAACCTGATCGACGTGCACTCCAGCGCATCGAATGCCGCATGAAGTTCAGCCTCGTCATCGGCCCATTGCTCGGCGCCGGAAGCCGTTTCTAGGTAGCCACACTCTCGGTTGCAAATCACCGGCGTTCCGCTTCCTTGTGCGTTCGCCAACTTCACGTTGCTTTTCCAGTTCTTCGGCGCGTAGCCTTCGGAGTCGCGTAGCGCCAAGACGATGTCGACATCTGCGATCTCGATCGGCTGTGTCACGAATTGCCAGCCACGCCGGGCACATTCGGCCTCGATCACTGGACGCCACTTAGTGATGTACTGCTCGCCACCTTCGTAGCCCACTACCTTGACGGGCCGGATCGGATTCACCCTCAGGCCCGGTCGCGCATGGTGAGGCAGTGCCAAGACCGGCACGCCGAACCGATTGCAGTCCTCAGCCATCGCTTTCGTCGCGGCCACGATACCGGCCGGGCGGATCATGAAGATCTGCTCTTCCAGCCAATCGAGGCAGCGCCGCTTGTTCCATTCATTGCCCGCCGGCTGAGGCCAGGCGTCGACCACATCCCAGATCACCTTCGTTCCTGTGCGGCGGAAGCGCTGCAGCAGTTCAGCGGTTGGCCTCTTCACCAGCACCGAAAAGTCATACGGCGCCACATCCAGGGCGTTCGGCAAGACGGTCGCGCCCATGGTATTGCCAAGTTGACAACCTCTGATCTGCCACGAACCCGAAGTGCCGCGGCCGGTAAACAGAAGCTTCATGTCAAGATTTCCAAAAAGAAAAGCCCGCATTTGCGGGCCTTTTCCCAGAGAGTTTCGGTTTACAACAAGAGTGCCTCTATGAGACGGTTCTTCTTGCTGCTGTTCTCTGCAGCCGTGATGACGCGAAGATTGGCTTGCGTGTGCAGACCACAAACCTCTTTGCTTATCAAAGGGACAATGTGGTCGACTTCGTGCTTGATATTCGTTTCAAGGGTGAGTCTTCTTGCCTGAACGTAGAACTCGCGTATCAACAACAAATCAGCCCAAGGGGGTGTCGCCTTTAACTTAGCAAAGCGGCGGAATGCGTTGCTGGCACTAGCCTGCGCTAGGTTGCGCCTCCGGAAGTCTCTTGCTCTGGCTCGTTCTGTGTGAAGGTTCTTTTGGTATCTCAACCTCTGGGCCAGTCTTGCATCCGACGCCCTGCGACTTCTGGCGGCGCGCCTTAATTCACGCGAACGTTCAATGTCACTGCGGTAGCGGAGCTTCTGCCTCTCATTCAGCAGTTCGCGTTTTGTCTCCTTTTGCTTACGGTCGTAGAGCCGGTATCGATCCTTGTTCGATTCGTAGTACTCACGGTGCCTTTCAGCAACACGATCGGGATGCTCTGCCCGATACTTTTGGGCTCCGACTTTCTGGCACTCGACGCATAAATAATTAGAGACCGACTTCTCGGACATATGGCCGTTCTTGCAAAGAGCGCCAGTGAAGTAATACTTCATTCCCTGGGCCTTTGCCTCGCTCCGAGTCATGGGAAGCCGAGTATTCGTAGAGCTCATGTCTCCATTTTCCCATGCTCACTCACTTCGCAGCAACCGCTCAAAGGCGAATCCGCTTTCTATTTCTTCTAATTGGAACTGAGCCCAAGAGAGCCTTCTAAACATCTCAAGCCGGCCGGCATCCGTGTTGTCCTGTGCTCCGATCCAGTTCGGCATGTGCGACTCAACCCGGATGCCCCACATCATCGCCTTGACCGCCGCACCGCTGCCCCATGTCACCACCTGTCCAGCATGCGCAAGGTCTTGCTCGAGCGGGATGCATGCGGACGTTCCTGGGTGCCGCCTGATCCTTCCAACCTGCTGGTTCGGCCAATCTCGCGGCATCGCAACGCCGACGGGGCCGATTCCACGCTGCGGCAGCACCACCCGCTCGCCACCAGTGCGCCAAGGCGCCAGTTCCACACCGAGCCGGTCGAACCGCCCTGCACCGCCCACTGGAAAGCACCCTGCCGTGTTGTGCATGCCGAGCGCCAGTGAATACCACCGGCGCCCCGCAAAATCATTCCCCCATGCGGCGTTTTCGGCCACGATGACAGGAAGGCCGCGAGCCTCATATTCCTTTGCCTTCTGGTCTGCGGCGCCGATCCGGTTCCAGGTTATGAAGACTTCCGGGTCTCCAATTCGCTTTATGCCGCTTTCGAAAGCCGCACGCCGCTCAGGCGCCGTGTAGCGCAGGTTCAGCAAGGCACGCATGCAGATCGCCCATCGGATATGCCCGCAACGCCGATCCTGGCGTGCAATTGATGATCTCGACGCCGCGCGGCCTGTAGCCCATGAACTGCTTCTTGAACACTTCGAAACGCGCTGCATTCGGGTTCCGCAGCGGCGCCGGGTGTGCCCCGAAGAAATGCGTCCCCTGCATGTCGTAGCCAAGCAGCAGGATTCGAGTTGCCCCAAGCTTCACTGCCACCATCATTCCCAAAAGCCCGGAGTTGGTTCCGCTTGCCACACCCTCCATCCGCTCAAGGCTCGACAGACCCTGCCAGTCAGGTGCGGTGGTGAACTTCCGTCCAGCAAATTCCATCGCCTCGGGGTTGTTTTTCCACCAGGAGGCATCGCAGCTCGCCACTGCGTCAGCCCATGGAGCCAACTTATAGGCATTGCTGACCGTGACCACGTTGCACCGCCCTTTCACAGCCTCCGCCTGTTCTTGCGTCAGGCTCTGTCCCGTCGCCAGCACCGCGAAGATCATTGGCCGCTGGTGCTGACGCCGGTCGATACAGGCATGGTGATGTACTCCAAGCCGGAATCCTTATCGGCAAGCAGCGCGTGAATGTTGTAGACCACGTCGGCCATGTTTCGGCGCACATGCACCAGGCGCATTGCTGCGGTCACTCCTTCCCGAAACCGAATCACGATCCGGGCAGTGATCTGAGATTGCTTCGCCTGAGACTGGATGAATTCCCGACCGCTGATCGGCTCGATAGCAGCCCAAACCGTCGCCACTTCAACCCAATCGCTGGTCGTTTCTCCCGTGTTCGGGTCTTGGATAGCGTCTCCATTCGAATCCACCACGAGCACGCTTTGCTCGATCCTGACCCGATGGCGAAGGCGGCCGGCTTCGATGCTCATGCGAGGGTCGACTTTCTGGAGCCGGAAAGCAGGCTTGTAGCGCCGGCGCCGAGGATGTATCCGTGCCCCCAGTGCGACGGGACCGCGGCGGCATCGGAGCCGTCACGGAAGCGGTATTGCTGTGCGAGCTCCACCAGCACAGCGCCGGCCACCAGCGGCTTCACCGTGTAGCCGTTTGAATCCTCGAAAGGAATCGGGTCGCCGTTGCTGTCTTCGATGACGTTGCCCTCTGCATCGGTGGCAGGCACGTAAGCGCGCCATTCATCCTTGAGCCACGACAAGACGGCATCGCTGACTACCGTGATCATCAGCCCGAGCCATGCGTCATCGGCTTCCGAGTCCGTGCGCAAATGCGCACGCGCTTGCTCAAGGGTCACAAGGTTTGCCATGGATCAGCCTTGCAGCTTGATGGGTGCGGGAGGGCCCGCGTTGATAGTCTTGACGACAGTCTCTCCATCTCGGCCTTTGCGTGCACCGATGATCCAGTCCTCGCTGCGAGATTCAGGCTTGGAGGCGGTCGCCTTCTTGGCGTACCAGGTCGATCCATCATGGACCCATGCCTCACCCGCCTGTGCTTTGGTGCCCTCGCGCCAGTATCCGGCAGGGCGAATGCCGCCGGCCGGGTAGCGTAGCTCCTTGACGCGCGCGCCGACCGCGGCCTTAATCGCGATCTCATGCGATTCAGGCAGGTATTCCATCTCGAAAGCGTCAAGACTGACGCCGTCGGAGCCGTTCTCACCGTCCTTGCCGACGACGACGCCGAGGCTCTTGACCTCGCCGTTCGTGAAGGTGATCTGCAGGGCACCGTCGCGGTCGATCATCGCGCCGGCGAGGCCGAGGCCGTCAGCGCCCTTCTCGCCGTCGACGCCATCTCTGCCAGGAGCGCCATCGATGCCGTCAGCACCGTCCTTCGGCACCGATAAGCGAGACAGAACCTCTTTGATGATCACTTCCTGATCCACGGGCTCTGCATCTTTGCCCGGTGCGCCAGCAGGGCCAGCAACTGGCGCAGTCATGCTGGCAACCTGCAATTCATGGAGCAGCTTTTCCGAAACTACGTCCAGTTCTTTCTGCAGAACCTCGATGCGGCTTTGCAACGGCGCGACAGCCTCTCGGATGGCTTGGCCCATGGCTTCGCCGAACTTGTCAGGGTCAAACATTAGTGGCCTCCGGTTGTGCGGCTTTGCGCATGGCCGCGATGGCCTTTTGTGTTGCGACGACGGCGCGGGCTTCTTCGATCAGAGCTTTGTCTTCGTCGCTGATGACTGCAGGGGCTGGCGCCGGCGCGGGCGCCGGAGACGGAGCAGGAGGCTGCATGGCCGGGTCCCATTCCTTGCGGTTCTCCAGCATGCCGAGCGGATAGTCCTGCTGCTGGCCCCACAAGGTCGAGCCACCGCCTGTAGAAGCGAGATTGAACCGCTTGCGGCCTTCGTCAGGCGTCTTGATCTTTCCTCCGACCAGCTTGGCCTCAACCTCTGCGCGCTTGGCTTCGTCCATGCGTAGCAGTGGTTCAAGGTCGAGCTCGACGCCGAGCGGAGCCTTGATGCCGAGACCCTCGTCAAGCAAGGATTCCATGTGCTCGATGTGGGTCTGGAGCGCGTTCTGGTAATAGATCTGGTAGACGCCGTCGACGCCCAAACCAGAGGGGATGGTCCCAATGCCGACCATGAAAGGAGGAATGCCGAAAGGCTGACAAATCTGCTCGTCGCTGTACCGCATCTGTTCGACCATCTGCGAGTCGATGCTCTTCATCGCGAAGGCGGTGAACTTCATGTCGGCGCCGATGATGGCGACCTTTCCGGCGTTCGATCCGGTGAAGTTACTATTCCAGTAGGACTTCACGTCCTCGGCATCCTTTTCCGACATACCGGCAGGAGCGGTCAGGATGCCGCCAGGCTGCGCGTTATTCGCGAAGAACTCTGTGGCGCTGCGCATGATCTTCATGTTCTTCAGCGCAGGCCAGTGGGCCGCAGCCAAAGGTGGAATGCCGATCAACGGGTGATGTACCGTGATGCATCGGTCATGGATGATCTCGCTGGCGGGCACGATCAATCCAGAGGTTGGGTATCCCTCGGGAAGGGTGTTCAGCGGGTCGGTTTGCAGCTGGTAAAAGACCTCGCCAGCAGCCGAAACCATCGGGAGCACGCGCTCCGGATCAAGGACGTACAGGTCGATGACGTTGCCGGCGTTCTCTCCGCCGCGGTTGTCGCGGCGCTTGAGGATGTAGGCGTTGCCGTTTGTCAGCTTGGTAATCAGCCAATACTCGCGGAACTGGTTCGCGGTCTGAAAGCCGTTCGGCTTGCGCAGCACCGGGTCGTATGCCGGATTTGCGACCGGCGTCCAGATGCCATCGGTGCTCCGGGCCCGAAGTCCATAGGGAAGCTTCCCGGCGTCTGTCGCGATCCGCATGATGCAGGCGTACAGCGTCGGATAGGTGATGAGGTCGCCGCGCTTTTCTTCGACGTTTTGTTGCCATGCGCCGGTGAACGGCTCAAGAATCCGCCTCCATCCATTGCGCCAGCCGCCATCAACCGTGCTGAGGCTGTCGGGCACGCGCTTTTCGCGCGCAATGGTGAAGCCGAATATCTTCATGCAGCCTCGCGAAGGGCGGCGCGAACCTTGTCAGCGCCGGCCATGTGATGGACTCTCACGCCGCGCTCTTTCGCGAGGGCGTGCAATTGTTCTTTGTCGAAGGCTTCGAGGCCATCGGTTTCTGCTTTTGCAGCGGGCGCGGGCTCAACAACCGGAGCGGCTTGCATTGGCTTCGTGACCATCGGCTGGCGAGCCATGTCCCGGGTTTGATAAGTGCCAAGGCCGGCGCGCTGCAGAACCTTCGCCTGCGTAGACGTCACAAGCTTTGACCGACCACCGCGGCGGAACGTGAATTCGACTCTTTCCATATGGTCTCCTTGAGAAAGGGGCCGAGCCGAAGCCCGGCCCCGATTCATCAGCAGCTCGTCGGGAAGCTGTCGATGTACTGGGCGGCACCGGCGCGGCGCTTGCCCCACCAGATGAACCGCTCAGCACGCAGCGCGATGCTGTTGGTCTGCCACATCGAAACCAGGTTCACGCTCGAAGCGGCAACCGTCGGGTTCGACGAGCCGGCCGGGGTGTCGCTCATTTCGATACTGGCTTGCTCGCTCGCATCCACGGTCACCGAGCCGTCATCGGCCAGGAAGATTTCCGCTTCGTCGATCAGCGCCAGAATCGCACCACCGGAGCCGCCGTTGTTGGCCAGGTACTGGGAAACACGAACCGGCACGCCGTCCAGAGTGCCGCCCTGCGGCGTCATCTCGGGGAACGCGCGGGCGCCCAACGGGTCACGCGAGAAGGCCAACATACGGGCCACCGCAGGGGTGGTGTAGTAGGCCGGGCGAGCGCCGAGGTAGGTCGAGTCCCATTGCGCCCACAGCAGGGCAATGGCGCAACGCACCGAAACCGGATCGCCCGGATCGATGGCACCGGCAGCCACAGGCGTCACGCCGTTCAGCAGGCCCGCCGGCGACACGTTCGCGACGGCAGCCTTGTCCGGGTCCAGCAGGTCCACGTCGATCCGCTCGATGACGGCGTCGGCCAGCATGTCGCGAACCAGAGCTTCGGCATTTGGGTCCGAGAAGCGGGCCAGTTCCTGCGTGATCACGGCAATGGCAGCGACCTTGGTGAATGGCACCGTGGTATCGCCAAAGCCGAACGACGTAACAGGCTTGGCCTTGCCCTGGCCGACCCAGTACGCCGTGCCGCCAGCCGTTGCGGCAGCGATGCGGACGTTGAAAGGCACCTGGCGGAAGTTTGCCTGGCCTATGAGGGTGCGCGGGCGCAGGAACTCGATGAAGTCACCGGTGAAGGTGGCGACGTCGACCAGCGGAGCGGCCCAGGTGGCGTTCACGGTGTCGCCGGCGGCGACCGTTGCCTTCATCTGCATGAGCTGGCCGAGGTTCGCGCCTTCTGCCTGCGCCTTCAGCGTGCGAACGACGCCTTCGGTCTTCGGGAAGTACTTCGCGGCCATCTGGAAGGCCATGGCATGGTTGCCCTTGGACTTGACCAGACACATGGCATAGCGAGCCATGGCGATGCCCTTCTCGAGCTTTTCCGGGCCTTCGCGCAGTTGCAGCGGCACGAGCGAACTGCCTCCGCGAGCCGGCAGGTCGCGCTGCTCGGCGTCGGACACACCCTTCAGCGGTGCTTCATTGTCCATGTCCGCCAGCGTCGAGATGCGCTTGATGTCGTCGTCGAGACGCTTGATCTCGCCCTGCAGCGTGTCGAACTGCTCGGCTTCGGCGGTGTCCATGGACGTGCCCTTGTCGATGGACTTCTGGCCGATGGCCTTCATCTCTTCGTGCTTGGCAGCACGGGTGGCCTTGAGATCGGCCAGTTGTTCTGCGAACGTTTTTGCCATGATTGGCTCCTTAGAAATGCAAAAACCGCCCGAAGGCGGCCAATTTGTTGGGTGGAATGACTCAGCGAGCCCGCGTGCAACGGCGGGCCGGACGGTCAGCGGCGGATCAGAGGGATCGCGCCTTTCAGGTCGCGCGGCACATCGGCGGCGCGGGTGATCAGTCGGACGCCGCGGGTTGCTTCCCGATGGCTGTCCATTGCTTTGATGGTCTGGATGGTGGCCGACGCATTGGCGGGGATCGTCACAAGCGAAAGCTCGTAGATCTCCGTCTTCA